CACGTAAGGAGTCGTCGGCAGCGTCAGATGTGTATAAGAGACAGTTCTTTATCTTTGTCAGGACTGTCTGGAAGATACCAAGTTTGCTCATAGCCAGCTTTTTTATTTATGTCTTTTGCCATGATATTACCTGTTTATGAGGAAGTATATATAATACTCAGAAACAAGTCAAGAGAGTTATTCTTCTTCATCTTTCTTAGCTGGAAGGATAAATACTGGTTCTTTAGCTTTTACTTCAACCTTCTCAGTTTTGTTAAAGCCTGCTCTATCCAAGATGTCTTTAGCTGCGATCATCTTGTCTTTGTTACCTAGCTTAGTAGGATCCTGCATAACCTCGTACATGGAGTAGACAGCCTTCGTGGAAGACTGAGCAATAAACTTCATGGTAAGGTCAGCAATCTCTTCAGCTAGGGGTACTGTAACAGCCTTAGAGGGAGTCGTGGGGCTATACCCAGCTAGCTTCATAGCTACACGTACATCACCCTTAGCTTCCTCGTATAGCACATCAAGGAATGCTTGCTGTTGTTCAGTCAAGGTTCTCATTGTTGAGTCCTCCGCATTAGACCACGCTGTTTAGGTGCAGGAGCTTCCTGCGTTCTTTGTACACGAGGCCTAGGAGTTTCTTCTTGCCGCTGTTGAACAGGTGGCTGTGGTTGCTCTGCTCGTCTCCTCTCAGAGAAGATAGCATTAGCTTTCTTAATCAGTGTTTCCAAATCGTCATCCAAGGTAGGGAGACGAGGATCGTTTACACGACTTCTAAAGGGTCTTCTAGCCATGATTTACTTCCTGTGCCTTCTAGTCTTCGATGCGATTGCTTTAGGTTGTTGAGAGAATTGTTTACCTGCTTTAGTATCTTTACGTTTTTTAGCTGTTGTTCTTGCGTACTCAGAAGATGATAAAGACTTAATAGCCTTTTCGGGGAGATACCTCTCACCTGTAGCTTTTGGACCCTGAGTAGATGGTTTTCCACTCTTGGTACGCCACTTTTGGCTCTGCCATTTTTTTAAACTTTTTTGAGGAGCTTTAAGTGCCATTTAAGTACTTTCTGTAACCTTTATTTATAGAAGTACGATTAGGTGTCATATTGTGTATTTTACAAAAAGCCCTAACACTTAAACCTGACTCTTCAATTTGCTTGTATAAAGGTATACTTTTTTCGTAAGTATCTTGTCTTTGTTTTTTACCACGAGCTATTGCAGCTTTTCTCATATTTTCTTTTTGAGAAGCAGTAAAGACTTGAGTTTTACCTTTTCTAGATGGTGGTTTACCTGCAACCAACACAATGTTAAAGTGAGGAGAAAGTCTGTCAAAATGTTCTTGCTCTAGATCAAGACAGTTTTCAGGTTCACAATATAGTAAAACTTCAAACACAAAGTTGTCTTTACCGTATTTATTATAAGAAGCTTGAAGCTTTGGATTATCGTGCGTTCCGTATCGAAGAAACCTAAAATGGTCTTTTTCACGTTTTTCAAGGTTAGTGCTGCTGCCTATATAAACTTCATCGCTGTGTAAGGCTCTTATTTGGTATATACCAGAATTAGTCACGGTAACCCCCACCAGCTGCTTTGTACTCTCTGGCTAGCATCTGAGCTTTACGGGCTGACCACTGACCAGCCTTCCCCCCTTTACTGCCTGCCTTGATCTTCTCAAAGAGACGTTTACGGAGAGAAGGCTTGGTGTAGTTACCAGCTTCGTTAACTTTAGATTTCTTAGCTGCCATTAATTCTCTGCCAAAGTTCAGCTCTTGATACACCAAGGTCATCAAGCTGTTTATCAGTTAGCTCTCTAAGCTGAATGTAAGCAACTCTTTTTTCTTGGTATCTGACGAAAGCTTCAATAAGTTTCTTAAACATTGTCTACTCCTGTTTGTTAAGACAGGGTAGTTATACATAACATAGTTATAACACACTAATGCTAATATTGCAATGCCGTTATTACCCTACTGGGATGAAGGTCTCTGTTACAGTGCACATAGCATCAATGTTAGGGGTAGCATTTCCTGTTGGCATAAGTTGGATCTTATCGCCTGGTTCAAGGACAAGTGTTGCACCAGTTAAGAGGATGTATTCCCCAGTAGTCATGTTTTTACCACCAAGAATACTAAAAGAGTCATCAAGGCTTAATCTGTACCAGTATGCGTTAATAGTTGTGTTACCATTTGCGTTAACAACAAATAACATGGTTACTTCAGATCGACAGTTAGAAGGACAAGTGTAGAGAGTCTCCAACTGGTCTTCAGTTTCACAGGAGACTGCCTCACTTTTAGTTCTAGCTGGTTTACCTGCCGATACTAAGGTCATTTCTTACCTTTAACCTTCTTAATGGTTTTAACAACCCAAGCTTCGTTAACGTCAGGAGTTTCAGGATCATCAGCAATAAACTGACCGTCCTCATCTCTTGCTCGTACCATCTCAAGCTTTTCTTCAACTGCTGGTTTTGCCTTAACAGCTTTTTTAACTGGTTTGTTCTGCTGATTAATTAAATCTAGAACAGAGGGGTCTTTAGACTCCCACTGCCCATAGATCTTTTCAGCTAGAACATCTCCCATGTGGCCGAGTACTTTGTTTCCTACAATACGCATTACTTCTTAGCCTTACGGTTAGGTTTCATGGATGCACCACAGTTAGCTTTAATCATGCCACCCTTAGCATAACCCATCTTCTTAGTCATACCACCACCCATGTAGCCCATCTTCTTAGCTACTTCAGGTGCTTCTTTCTTTAGGGCTTTCATGCCAGCATTCATACCGCCTTTAGCATAACCCATTTTCTTTTTACCCATCATTCCAGGAATCTCCCCTTTGTTTTCCATAGCATAGAAGACTTGTTCACCCTTCTTTTTGCCATACTGTTTTTCTAAGTTAGTCTTAATCTTACGCCCTGCTTTACTCAGAGGCATCATCATCTTCCCACTTTTCGGAAACACAATCCCAAGCTTGACATGCTTGATCACCACTGCAAGCAAACTTGAACTTAGTGCAGGCACCCATAGAGGCATCTGCACCAATAGCTTTAAGTGTGGACTTGCGGTTATCGAAGTATTCACAGTTTGTGCACTTCTTCAGTTCCGCATACTCAACCTCTGTATCCCAAGCCTTAGCTAGTTCCTCAGGAGTAGCACCGTACATCCAGTACTCAGTTGCTCGTTCTTTGTTCTTAGGATCTACTTCAGGGGCTTCCCCTACCATAAGGCCTGTAATCATCATGTTGTTCACCACTTTACTTTGTCCGCCCAGTAGGCTGCTGACATTTTACCCTTTTTGATATTCTTAGCATGACGAGCTTTAAAGCTAGCACGTTTCTTCTTCATTCTCTCAGATTCACCAGCTTTAGGCTTACCTGCTGTCTTAGCACCCTGCTCACCGAATCTAATAGTCTTAATCTTGTCGCCTTCTTTAGCTACTACGACATGAGACTTCTTCGGGTGGTTAGGTGTTCTTTTAGGTTTATTATACCCTGATACACCAGCACGTTCCAGTCTAGGATCTTTAGCCATTACTTCTTACCTGCCTTGGAGTTTCTGGGGAATGAACGGTTACTTGATCTGGATTTAACTGATAGGTTCTTCTTACGGTTATCTAAAGGATTACCATTATTGTGGTCTACATCCTTACCGTCACCCTTCTTTACAGCACCACCCTTAGCCATAGTACGTCTAGCTGCGTTACGGGATGCTCTCTTCTTCTTTTGTTCAGGAGAAGAATGGTAGTTCTTATATTCTTTCTTGTAGTTTCTATTAGCCATTACACTTCTTCCCAGTATTCTACAGGGTAACACCACGAAACTGCGAAGTAGTCAGTCTCTTGGTTTACCTGATAAGCGAAGTCATTAGCTGCCTGTACACACTCATCTCTAGTTTCAAACAATTGAACAGTGTTAGGTACTGGCAGACAAGTAGTAGCATCTGACATAGAAGAACAAATAAGAACAACAGCTAGATACATTAGTCTTTCCTTTTAAACAGGGAGACAATGCCTCTACCTATTTCCCCTGGGGATGGAGCTAACCAACCAAGGATAAGTAATAACAACATAAGAGGGTTAATCTCAGATATGTTATTCACTTGGTTGATATCGTTTACGTTACCTTCAGGTCTAATCTGGGGGATCGTACTCTCAGCTGGTGCTTGGTAGTCGATATTGATCCCCTGATTATTCTCCTTCCCGATCTGCGTATTGGCTGCTACGTTCGGGCCTCCCCCTGTAAGAAGACTCAGAGGAGAACCTAGACACCCTGTCAGAAGGCTCGTAAGGGCGATGAATGCTACCAGCTTTACCCCACCAGTCCAAACCGAATGAGAGAGCTGCGAAAGTGAAGGCAGGCCAGACAAGGACTTCAGCCATCTGTACGTCACCTGTGAATACGACATAGGCTAAACCTCCTAGGATACCTAAAGCTACTTCCCGCTTATATGTCTTCTCTTTTTTAAGCAGGGTACCTCTCCCAAGAGAGTTGGAAGTGTGGACCATCAGGAAATGTCTTCCAGTGTCCACCCCAATCGATATCTACGCCTGCATGTTCAGCTGCTTGGAACATAGCATCAGCAATCTTATGATACAAGGGCCAATCCCACCGAATCTCACCATCAACATATGCACCAAGATCTACTGCGTGTCCTGTGAGGTGTCTGGAGTTCATGGTGGTGGATGCACCTGAAGCTACTAGTTGTTTCTGTCTTTCAACAGTTCTTAAACCCTCAAGCACTGCGAAGTCCACTGAGGTAATGCGGATAGCTTCCATAACAACTTCTACGAGGTGTGTATGTACACCATCTAGTCTACTAAGACTTCTGTTGCTAAGTTTAAAGCTCATCGTGTTCTAGCCATTCTTTCTACGATATCTCTTATCGCTTGAATGTTCTCATCCATACGAGCAATAGCTACGGCCTGTGACTGCACTACTGTCTCAAGGTTCTGTATACGAGCCTCATTCCGTACAATCTCTTTAGCGTTAGAATCTACTGTGCTGTTCAAGTTAGCAATGAACCAGACAAGAGTAAGGGTCTGGAAGATAATTGCGAAGATGAAACTGATTGGTACTGACTTGGAGAGATGCCACTGCTCATTAGCCATAAGGTTATTCCTCTTATTCCTTTTCCCAGTCTCTCTTACGTTCTGGGTCTAATACGTCACTTGCTGAAAGCATACCTTCTAGGTACATACATCGTTCAATTCTGTCTAGTGTTTCCCAAGAACCTGAGTGCTGGTAGTACGCTTCCCTTACGTAGAATACATCTGATCTGGGGATGTGTACTCTCTTGAGTATATTAGAGGGATCACCTGAGGCTAGTGCCTTATAGAATTCTTCTAGGACTCTATCTGAAGAGTAGTACTTAATTTTCTTATTTTTTTGTTTAGCCATAAGCTTCACTTCAATAAGTACAGGTAGTTGTACCTGTCAGTTACGATTAGTCAACACTCTTTTTGCTTCTTATTCTTCTAAGAAGAACAACAACAACAACAGATAAGAGATTAACAACAACAGAAAATGTACAGATGTACTAGTATATACTGTTAGTATACTTATTCTTTTATTTATATAAAGAAGAAATAGGTACTTTTAGTATATACTGTTAGTATACTGCTAGAAGTATACTACTAGGGGTATACTAACAGTATAAAGTATATAAGAGTATATAAATAAAAGTATAAAGTATACTGCTAGAAGTATACTGTTAGTAGATACCCCCCGTACTATACTAGGGTATATACTATAAGTATAAGATAATACGGGGGGATCGATTTTCAAGAGGCCAAGCGCATCTTTTTTTCACCAAGAAAGATCCTCTTGTTGTTGTATTATACCCCAGGTCTACCCCCCGTGCAAGCTAAAAGTAGTTTAACGGTTAAACTATTTGTATGTACCCCCTGAATAACTCCCCTGTATATGAGTGATCGTGTATGTGGTTGACAAGTGTATTTCCTCCTCTCTGTCATTCTGTGTATATACGTACTGGTAACAGGGGGGTGGCCCATGCCCCCCGTACCTACTACATGTAGTGCTGCCTGTATGTGCTGCCCCAATATCTTGGAGATAGTTTAACGTTAAACAATTATAGTTTAATGGGTAAATTATACAGGGGGAAATTAGTTTAATGATTAAACAATCTGTAAATGCTGCGTGAAAATATAGTTTAATGGTACAACAAACTGTTTCATGTATGCCCCAAGAACCTACCCCCCGAAACATATACCCCCCTCAATAGGGGTGGCCGTTACCTATACCCCCTGTCGTATTGTTACAGTATAACAACACGCCGAAGCTTTCCTTTTTCCCGTGGAATAGATCCCGCACGTGCGTATAGGGGGTTTGTTCCTGATTCGTTCTTGTTCTTTCTTGCGCTATATTCCCCCAATGCCCGCAGATATCCGCCAGAATATCCCGCCATATCAATTTTCTTTTTGTTTGTTTTCAATAGGTTAGCATAAACTTACAAAATAATTTCAAATTAACTCTTGCACTTAGTTTGGAATTGATTAGATTGATCCTTGTTAACAGGGCGGATGAGCCGCCGCCGACACCACCGACCTAGCGGTGCTAGACCTAGGCCAGAAATACCCTAAGTGGACGTAGCACGGCGAAGTGCATACCCACGGCGAAGGTGATCTGCGTGCTATTTGAAATCGTTGGAATTGCACCCCGTATCTTAGGCACACTTGCCGATTATAGCGGACTGACAATCTGAGCTTACACGGCTTGCGGGGTGTTTATGTGAAAGTGTCGTGGGTATTGGCTTCCCACGTTAATATAAAGGGGTGGTAACCTATCCACCATAGACGGGCCTTAATTGTTTTCTTGGGTGGTTCTTAGGTTTGAGCCACCTTACTAAGACAATTTAAGTAATGGAGGAAAACCATGTATAAACGTGACGTTGAAGCTATCAAATCCCATGTGTTTCACAAGGGGCCAGATGGCCTAGTCGATGTGGTGGAGTTTGTTCTTTGCACAATACAGGCAGGACTTTCCACAGTCAAAATGCAGCGGCAAAACATTGCTGTTGATGGTCTGAATTCCCGCTTTCTGTGGGGTCAAAAAGGTGATGGCTTGGCCTATGTGATGGAGCGCAAGGAATTCCTGTGGGCTAAGGTCTATGCAATCGCTGAACGTGGATACGATGACGTTGATGCAATCGCTGATGTGATCGAATTATTTATGGCCGTTCCTAATCTTGGGATGGTAAAGGCGGCTTTCGTGGCTCAATGTTTGGGCTTCAATGTTGCCTGCATCGACAGCCACAATCTGAAACGACTAGGGATGTCACCGCAAGCGGTAAAGGTAAACCTGAAGGCGAAGCCTGCCACGATCCGCAAGAAAGTGGTGGAGTATATCCTGATGACGCAACAAGAGGGCACAGAGTATTGGTGGAATTCTTGGTGCGAGTATGTTGCGGGCAATCGTGCTAACAAAGAATTAGATACGGGTGATGTAGTATCCCGTTTCCATGTCGAATGTGTAACCATGAAGTGATGGAGGTAATACCATGTCAAACTATGTTATCTTTTCAATAGATGATGTGAATGACGTTCACAAACTATCTAAGTTTTTGCACCACGTATCAGTTCTTGATGCTATGCAGAAAACGAAGGGAAAGCTGAAGGTCTGTATCGGTTCCTATAAGGGAGAGATGGAGCAATCATTCATCATGCACGAGGATGACTTTCACCATGTGTCTGCCTATGTGAAGGGGCAAGAGAGCTTCCTATACGTCAGGGATGGACACAAGGGCGTGGTCTATGCAGATCTGCACTATAATGATGGTGAGACTGTGCCACTAGGGCAGATCAAGGCTGTGTCAAAAGATGAGGCAATGCAGCAGGATGCGTGGACGTATCGCCCTGACATGAATGTGTATTGGGTAACAGTATAAGAGAGAGGTAATACCATGTTCTATATTCTAGCAACCAAACCCTTGAACGATGGGACTAGTGGGTTCCGTTTTAACGTATTCGGGAAGAAAGGCCTTGTGCGTAAGCGTAAGGCTGTGTCCCGTGGGTATAAGATCACAGGGAAGGGATGCACTAAGCAAATCCACATGGGGAAGCTAAGTGTCTACATCGAACAGAAGAAAAACGTGGAACGTAGGTTCTACCATTTTGCGGGGTGATGATATGTCTGAAGATTTCGTAGATAATTGGACGCACGATGATATTCGTGAGTATTACGACAACAACCCAAACCTTACCCTGCTGACACTGGCAGGGATGCTAGGCCTGACTGTGCCTGAGGTAAAAGAGATCCTGATGGGAGTAAACGATGACTACTGATGACAAAATCGAATTGGCCTTGCGCCTTGATCTGTTGGACTACTGGACGGGGCTTGGCTATCGTAAAGCAATCGAGACAGGTGTGTTGTCTCAGCGTGATGCACTAGCAGAATTGAGGGAGATGGATTGATGTTTAACCATATGTATGACTTTGCGTTCTCTGTTCGTTCAGAACGAGAGGATGCCTCTGACGTAACCCCTCAAATGCTGAAGGCTGCTTTGCTCATGCGTATTCATGCGATGCAGGATGACGAGTGGGTTGAGGCTGCGGGTCTGTGTGACACGTATGAAGAGGAGATGGATTGATGTGGGAAGTACAACAATACACACTCTGTGATGGGTGGATAAACACTTGGACAACATATGAGGTAGATGGCTCTAAGTATCCTACTCAGTTTGAGACTTACGATGAAGCTTGGGTTGAATTACAGGATGTTCTTAACACTGCCTTTGAGGCAGGCATGGACTACATCCTAGATGATTATCGAATTATAAAGGTGGAGTGATATGGCCTTAACATTCAAACAGGTGCGAGAGTATTACAAAAACGAGATGATGGAGATCGCCTTGGCTACACAGGATCAGATTGATCTGTTGTGTATTGAGGTGGGAGATGACCACCCGCAGATGATGTATTCCCTAGCGAAGGATGATCTGCACTATATGATCCAAGCAGAGATAGAGGGGATGAAGTGATGAAGAATGTAGCCTTGTGGATCATTGCGATCTGTATGCTAGCGCAGACAGCTAGCTTCTACACTACTAAGGATGGTGGTGTCAGTTATTTCTTTGGGAACTTCGGCTATTACTCTGAGGGGATGGAACCATGACTACTATCACGCAATTGCTTACGCTGTTCACAAGCTTTCTGTTTGCTTTCCTGTCAGCCTTCACTGATGTGATCGTCATACAGATTTACGCCTTTATCTGTTTTGTTGTTATCGGTGCGATGAGTGTCGCACTATTCATGCAGGAGAATAAGTGATGAAAGTATTCGTATACTATAACCTGCACCGCAAAGTGTGGTCTGTGAAAGCACTTGAGGGGCCACAGAGGGTACGGGTGGTGGCGCATCGTGACATGGTGATGCTGCGTAGCCCTGAAGGTAAGGTGTCTAAGGCAGGGCGATTGCGTGTCCTGAAAGAGAAGCAGAAGAATGTTCATGCAGGTATTGTGGGTGAGTGGGTAGAGCAGGGATCTCCTCGCAGTGCTTACTCGTGGGATGAGATCACCTACAACCCATACAAGTATGAAACCTTTGTCTATAAAGACAATGAGGAAGTGTTCAGTAGCGCATCCTTAGCTTGGATGATCAATAGAAAGGTGTACGTGATATGATCAGGGTATACTGTGGGGACTGTGGTAGCACAGATGTGTATCGCAAGAGGATTGCCTACTGGTGTGAGAAATCTAGTCGGTGGCTTGATGAGCCATACAGTGATGAATTCTACTGTGATCAATGCTCAGGCTCTAATATCAAAGAGAAGGATGTAAGGGATGACACATGAAGAACTATTCGAATTCCTAGAGGATTGCCCAACACACAGATGGGAAGTGGTGCATGATGACACAGAGTATGTGGTGGTATCCTTCCCAGTGATTGAAGTAGAGGAGGTAGACTGATGCCTAACTGGTGTATGAATACAGTGGAGATCACTGGAGAGTTGCCTAAACTTAAAGCTATCAAGGCAGCAGCAGAGAGTGGAAAGTTCCTAGAATACCTTGTGCCTATCGGTGAGTGGGATTACGACAAGGCTGTGGAAGCATGGGGAACCAAGTGGGAAGTGACTGAGGTTTTCTGTGAGATAGATTACGACAAGAATACTCTTTACCTTGACTTCAACAGTGCATGGGGGCCACCCATAGAGGCATACTATAAGGGTGAGGCTGACCACAACATTCGGATTACAGCTTACTACTATGAGTCTGGCATGATGTTTGCGGGTAAGTATGCGGATGGTGTAGATACCTCATTCGATATTGACTTTGACAAGGATGACTGGGACGCAGATATCCCTGAGGATATTGTGAGTGAGCTTATGCTAGACATGGAGTATGAGTCATGGAAAGAGTGGAACAGTGACGATGAGGAGGAGGTAGCCTGATGAATACGATGGAAGCAATCATGAATGTTGAAATGGGATGTTGCAGTGAGGAGGAATACATCGCCTCTATGCAGCACCTAATCGACACAGGCGTAGTGTGGAGACTGCAAGGATCATACGGGCGGAGAGCCGTGGAGATGATTGAAGCAGGCGTATGTGCAGCGCCAGAATGGTCACAGGGAGATGTGAAGTAATATGCTTAACTTTTTCTTCGGTAGTGTGATGACACTTACATCCTTCTACGTTGTTGATGGCGACACACTGCGGGAGGGAATGGTGAGTATCAGACTGTGGGGTATTGATGCACCTGAGATGGACACACAGGCGGGTAGGGATGCCCGCCGATATCTGATCGAACTTACACGGGGTGATGAGATCACCTGTGAACAGAAAGGAACTGATGGCTATGGGCGCAGAGTTGCTATTTGTTTTGATAGTCTCGGAAGTGATCTTGCGTGTTCTCTTCTAGAGGCAGGACACGCTGAGGAGTGGTTCTACTTCAGTAATGGATACTACAGGGAGTGCAGATATGAGTGATGAGATGTTGATGTATCGGAAGATATCTAGAGAAGTAACAGAAGACCTATACGCTATCCGCCTCAGGAACTTAGCTGAGAAAGAAAACATGGTTATGTATCAGGTTCTCATGGGTGATGCCTTTAATGAGACGATCAAAAATAATCGTGGACTACGCAGGAAGTATGGGTTAGACTTCAAGAATAGTAACTGATTAACTTGGAGAGTTGAGATGATCGAACTACGTATGGATAATGGATACTACCTGATCCTGTCCCCGAACTACGAAAACTATTCCACTGATGTGTATCTTCATCGTTTCGGACAGGTGTTGCGAGACACTGTGAAACAAAATGTTAAGAATGCCTCAGAACTTGAAACAATCATTAAGCTTATGAA